CCCTGCTACACTATCCAAGTAATCCACGAAATCCGATTCATCCAAAAAATCCTTATGTCTAACTTCGCTAATCTCAAAAAACAATCCAAACTCGGTTCTCTCACTGAAAAACTAGTGAAAGAAGTTGAGAAAATGAACTCCAGTAATAGTTCTTCTGACGACCGTTTTTGGTCCCTAACTGTAGATAAAGCACAAAATGGATATGCAGTAATTCGCTTTCTTCCTGCACCAGATGGGGAAGATCTACCATTTGTAAAAGTTTACAGTCATGCATTTCAAGGTCCTGGTGGTTGGTTGATCGATGAATGTCTCACCACCATCAATCAAAAGTGTCCAGTTTGTGAGCACAACTCTGGTCTTTGGAACAATGGAACAGATGTTGGTAAAGAGCAAGCACGAAAGCAGAAACGCAAACTAACTTATGTAAGTAACATTTACGTTGTAAAAGATCCTGCTAACCCAGAAAATGAAGGTAAGGTCTTTCTGTTCAAATATGGTAAGAAAATCTTCGACAAACTAACTGCTGCAATGCAACCCGAGTTTGAGGATGAAGAAGCAATCGATCCATTTGATTTCTGGCAAGGTGCCAATTTCAAACTGAAAGCAAAGAATGTTGCCGGATACCGTAATTATGATTCCAGTGAATTTGCTAATCCTAGTTCTCTTCTGGATGATGATGAAGATCTAGAAGCAATCTGGAAAAAGCAATACTCACTTGCTGAATTTGTTTCTCCAGATCGATTCAAGTCTTACGAAGAACTAAAAACTCGCCTCAATTCTGTTCTTGGTAATAAAGGTACTTCTCGTTATCAAGATCCTGAGGTTGAGGATGAAGAGGACTACCGTGGTCCTGCTCCAAGTCTTGATGAAGATCTTCGTAAAGAACTCAATAGTCTCCAACCTACTCGCCGTTCTACTGTTGACGAAGATGAAGATGAAGATGCACTTTCATACTTCGCCCGCTTGGCAGAAGATTGATTCTATGATTTTATAACTGAAGTATTTTCAGTTTTTATCAATCTATCGTTTATATATTGAGATGACTCACCATAAGTCATCTCTTTTTTTATGTCAGTTAAAACTTGTTGTAAGTATATTGGTTTTAGAACATAGATGACTCTTTTTTTATTATTTTTATCAACCTCATATTCATAATTGCTAATTCCAACTACCGGATTCAATGTTTGAGAGTTATCTAATGGATTTGGAATAGTGAAGTTAGAATCGACAACTTGACCCTTAGGAAGTATTAGTCTATCTTGAGAATCTTTTACCTCAATAGTTTCATAATGGTGAATTGAATTTAATTCATTACCATAGATATTTTCTGCGTAAAGATAAAGTTGTTGATCTGATAACGGCCATTGATCCCTAATTCTTGTGATTCCGGCAGTGACTAAGACAACCCAGTCATATTGGGAACTGCCATATAATTCTTCTGCGACCGTATCTGGTCTAGCACCGTCTACTATTTCATACTTATTAAAAATAGTAAAAACATTTTTCAAATCATCACGAAGTTTAACTCTACGAAATAAATTTTTTACAAGTAAATATTCGTTAGAAGATTTTTTGCTTGATAAAAATGACTCATACTCTAAATTTGGTAACTCTCTGAAATAAGACATTAGTAACCTACTCCTTCTCTACCTTCTGTAGTATTATCATATTCTTCAGCATAAATTGGGGACAGTTCTTGGAATTGTAATGTCATCTGCATATGAACTGGTGTTGCATCTGGATAACTTGCATATTGAGCAGATCCATTATAATTAACACTCATCTGGGTTAAAGCACAAGGTTTAAATCGATGTAAAAATGGGTGTTGTTTTCCACCACTCATGTATTGTAATTTAAAAACATTAGGTGCTTTAACGAAAAGTCCATTACCATTTTTTTCTGGAGTTCCTTTTTTTGGAGTCATATTTTGCTTGAAAGTTCTGATTATTTTTTTAATCATATCACTTTCTGATTTTGATCTAGGAACCATATCAAAAGTAAATTGGAATGCAGGTCTCATGGTTACACCATTAAACAATAATTCAACATTTTGATTGAAAACTTGTCCAGTATTTCTAGAAATAATTTGATTTATGTCTCCTTGACCCAATGCTGCCTGTAATCCTGCGGCAGCTGCTCCTGCTGCCAGACCTTGTTGACCCTCTCCAGTTGCTACTGCAGATCCGATCTTTTCAAAAAACTTATTTCCAGATTGAAGTATAGATGCTACAATATTCGAACTTAAAACCGCATCCGCTCCAGCAGATACTAAACTAGCCGATATTGGATTCATATTTCCAGAAACCCAATCTGCAGCATTATTATCTTGAATATTCGCTGGCATTGGAAGTATAATAGTTTCTATAACAGTTTTTACACTTGCCAATGCCTGCTCTGTTGTCCCTAGTGCAAATCCTTCACCAATCAAATCAAGTCCGGGTGCTTTATATTCTAATATTTGGATTTTAAAATAATCATCTTGACTTCCAATATGTTTAATTGGATATCTCAAAGAAGATTGTTGGAGGGCCATTTATTTTTTTAACTATTTATTGTTAGTTTTGTACTAATTTTCCGTATGGAATTCTTAGTAGAATTGAAAATTCATCTCTGCTTAATTCATACAATCCGCTAACTAATCGATCTCCATCTTGAGTATTATATTGTCTGTATTTTCCAAGATGAAAATTATAACCTTTAAATCCTCTTGGTAATAAACTATCAACAATAATTAATGGGTATCTATCATAACGAATTCTTGGAGTTTTAGCATAATAAACATAAGTATAATATCTTCCAGGAACAGGAGGAAGAGGTACTTCACTTCCACTAAGTCTGGACAATATTTCATTCATGAGTTCATCGGGGTTTTCTACTCCTAGTAAAGATTCTTTTAATTCTGTAAGACTTTTTGATTTACTTTTGCTATAAGTAGGACCTTTAACTCTTCTAGGAAGTTTTGGATTTGCTTCAATATACTCAATATCAACTTTAATGATATTGATAAGTTGTTGCTTAGTTAATTTTTCATATCCTCCAAGTTTTCCTTTTCCACTTGCTGTCTGATAATAAGGATTATATTCCTTAGCAATTTCTGCTAATTCTTTTTGAGTATATTGATCTAATGGTTTTTCGTATCCTGTGAGTGCCATTTACTTGATACCTAATTCGTTTTCTGTGATAACTTTAAACTCATATCCACGATCAGCACACCATTCTTTTGCTGCTCCCCATTTTGCTTGATTTTTGGCGTACTCATAGACTTCACTAATATATCTTTTTGTTTGTCTCTTGGGTTTGGATGGTGGAACAGTTTGTTTTGACGGTTTAATTTCAATCATATATTTTTTGATAGTACCATTAGATTCTTTGACTTTAATTAGAAAATCGGGAAAATATTTGTGTACTTTTCCATCTAGTGGTGAACGATATGGAATAAATTTTTCCTCACTTTGCCACTCGACTATATTTTGATTCGTATCACAGTACACCATAAATTTACGCTCCCATAAAGAGCGGTAAATGATATTCGTTGGATCTCCTTTATATTTTTCAGGATAAGATGGTTGATATTTCCCCTTATAAGACATCTAAATAACTATACTAAACGCTCATAATAGGTATTTAGAGTGGCAACACCACGTAGAATATCGGATATTAGACCACTATTTACTAATCTTGCACAAACTTCACATTATGAAGTAAAGTTTGGAGGTTTACCAAATCAATTAAAATCATACTTAGGTCGAAGAGGAATTACTGAAAGATTTATTACTGAAGATGCTGGTTTGTTATGCAATAATGCAGTTTTACCGACAACACAACTAGCAACTGCAGAAATATCAGGTAACTATATTGGTATTACTGAAACATTTGCACATCGTAGAGTATATCAAGATATAAGTCTTGAGTTCTATGTGGATAAAAATTATAAAACATTGAAGTTTTTAGAACATTGGATGGAATTCATTGCAAGTGGATCTACAAATCCAATTGATGGTATTAATCAACCAATTAATGGGAACGTTGATGTGGGATACTTTGCAAGAATGCAATATCCTGAATACTATAAATCTAATCAAACTAGAATTATAAAATTCGATCGTGACTACCAACAAGAAATAGAATATACTTTTATAGGATTATATCCGTACAGCATTGCTTCTATCCCAGTTTCCTATACACAATCTGATGTGATGAAAATGCAAGCAACATTTAAAATAGATCGTTATGTAATTGGAAAATCTTATAGTATTGATTACTATAGAGAAACTGCAAATAACATTCAACCTGCACAGCCCAATCCACCTGTACAAAATTCTGAAAAAGTTCAAAAACCATTATTAGTTCCAAGATCACCTGGATCTATACCATCAAATGGAGTTGAATTTTTACCTAATAATAAATCATTATATGAGTCACTTTATGGTAATAAATAATCCTAACTGACTTATAGGTTGATATGCCATTACCAAAAATTGAAACTCCATCATATAGTTTAGAAATTCCATCTCTTAAAAAAGAAATTAAATATAGACCCTTTCTTGTTAAAGAAGAAAAGATTCTAATCATTGCACTGGAAAGTGAAGACTCTAAACAAATTGCTGATGCTGTTAAAAATGTTATTAGCAATTGCATCTTGACAAAAGGAGTAAAAGTAGATCAACTTGCTATTTTTGACATTGAGTATTTGTTTTTAAATATTCGTGGAAAATCTGTTGGAGAAACTGTTGACGTTTTAATTACCTGTCCAGATGATCAAAATACTCAAGTTCCAGTTAGCATTAATCTTGATGATATAAAAATTAATATCAGCAAAGAACATTCTAGAGATATTAAAATAGATGATAATTTAACTCTAAGAATGAAATATCCTTCAATGAAGGAATTTATTAAAACTAACTTTGAAAATAATTTCGATATAAGTGTTGATGATACTTTTGATTTGATTCTATCATGTATCGAACAAATTTATAGTGAAGAAGAATCTTGGTCAGCATCAGATTGTACAAAAAAAGAACTTTCCGATTTCATTGAACAATTAAGTCCAAAAAAATTCAAAGAAGTTGAAAAATTCTTTGCAACGATGCCTAAACTTTCTCATAAAATCAAGATTAGAAATCCAAACACAGATGTTGAGAGTGAAGTTCTACTGGAGGGACTAACAAGTTTTTTCGCCTAGCGATGGCTCATGAAAATCTTGAGTCATACTATAAAACTAATTTTTCTCTCATTCAACATCATAAATACTCATTGACTGAGATTGAAAATATGATTCCCTGGGAACGGGAAGTTTATATTGCTCTTCTTAAACAGTATATTGAAGAAGAAAACGTAAAGAACACTGCAAATGGCTGAGTTAGATCCTGAAAAAGTTGGTAGATCTGGGTTTGATCCAGTTACAGGATCTCCATTGTCTCAGGATGTCAGAAGTTTATTGTTGAGAAAATCAATAATTGATAAGTCTGTTTTCAGAAATGAACTTCTGGAATCAGAAAATAGAAAAAGAGAAATCGATAATCAAAACGTCAGAGTTGTTCAATCACAAGAACAGGCATTATTGGGATTTGATTCCAATATCCAAGCACTAAGGAATGATATTGGAAAATTAGGTGTAGGATTATCTAACATTGCACTTTTACTCCGACAAGATAGTGCTGAAGAAACAGAAAGAATTAAAATCCAACAAGAAAGAGAAAGAAGACTTGTCGAGCAAAGAGTTAGGATTGGTAGAGAAAGTGAAATAGAGCAAAAGATACAAAGTGCTCTTGTTGCACCAGTTCAAAGACTAGTTCCACAAGTAAACGATGTATTTGGAAGAATAGGAGCAGCTCTTGGAATTTTATTTGGTGGATGGTTAACTAATCAAGTTGTTCAGGCAATAAAGGCATCTGAAGAAGGTAATACAAAATTATTCAATGATATTAGGTTTAATATTATTAAAAACTTAGCAATAGTTGGTGGAGGACTATTTGCTATCCGTGCTGGATTTTCACTAGTTAAAAAGACCATAGGACAAGTTGCCATGGGATTGACTAGACTTTTAATAGCAAAACCTCTTGCACTTGCTGGAGGATTACTTAGAAATGTTCCTGGTTTTGGTCCAAAACCAGGTGGTCCAAAACCAGGTGGTCCGAAACCATCTACAAATACCGGTTCAAGAGTTGGTAGTGGTCTTAATGTAAGAAGTAATCTTGCAGTTGGTGCATTAATGACCGGTCTTGATATTGCTGGAGGAGAAAATCCTGCCAGAGCAGTTGCAGGATCTGTTGGTGGTATGATTACTTCTGCAGCTGCATTTGGACTGGGATCTTTGATACCTTTTCCTGGAACTGGATTGATTTCTGGTGCTCTTGCTTATGGTCCGGGTCAAGAATATGCAAAAGAAATATATGATAAATTTTTTGGAAAAACAGAAACAAATAATGAAACTTTAAAAAAGGAAAACCTAAAAG